ATGAACAAAATGACCAGCCCCCAACTCACCGTACTCGTCAACGCCGCGCTGCGCGAAGATGGCGCGGTCCACCCCCTGCCCAACCGTATGAAGGGCGGCGCAGCGATCAAGATCGTGAACGCCTTGGCCAAGCACGGTGTCATCACGCAGGAGGATGACGGACAATGGCGTCTCAACGCTGCGGGCTACGCGGCCATCGGCGAAACGCCGCCAGAACGGCTCCTGCCTCAGACTCAAGCTGAAGAGCCCGCAGAGCCGCAAACGGACAGCTCTTCGATTGCGCCGGATGCGCTTTTCGAAGAGATCGCCTCTAAGCACCTGGACATCGACACGCTAGAGACTCGGCGCTTAGACGATTTGGATTTTCATGACTGCGCTGTCTGGGCCATCAAGAGCGCCCTGGAAGCCGCCTACCAAGCCGGGATGGTCGCTGCCAAACAGCGCACGCCAAAGCCCCGAGAGAACTCAAAGCAGGCGACCATGATCGCCCTGATGAAACGCCCTGAAGGCGCAACGATTGAACAGCTTGAGGCCGCTACTTCGTGGAATCGAAATACTCTGCGCGGGGCTATTTCCGGCGCCCTGCGCAAACGCCTTGGACTCAACGTCACCAGCGAGCGCGTCACCGATGAGCAAGGGAAACGGACGATCTACCGCATCGTTGAAGACTGACCCTTCCACGCACCTAAAAGCAGACAACCCGGCCAATTGACCGGGTTGTGCTGGTGATAGATGGGTTAAAATGATGCTGAGATCGTACACATCACACTTCAATAGTCTGCTTTGCCTGGAATTACAGATCGCACGCCCCCTCGGGGCTGAGGGTGATCGCCATCTCGCCGAGGGATCAAATGCATATGAACGTGGAAAACACTTTGACCGGCTGATTGCCCCACATTGACTCCAATGTTGGAGCCACTAATCATTGGATCCTTGTCTGAGAGGCGTTGCTTAGCAACTTTCAGGAGCCGCTCCATAGCATTTCGTTCAGGTTGGTAAAGATCAAAATAATCAGCGACATGACGTCTGGGCAAAATCAATGTATGGCCAATCGATACAGGGAAACTGTCTTCTAAGACAAACGCCAAACCCTCTCCATCAACCTCCTGCATTCTTTCCAACTCGCAAAATATACAGCTTTCATCCCGATGGTGAAGAGATTGGGCAACCTCTCTGAAATCGGTCTGATCTCTGTCCCGTTTTTGCGCATTACAGGTGTAGCAGAGCGCCTGCAAATTATCTGGATCATCCTTTCCGCCATGATTTCGGGGGATAATGTGATCAACTTCCAGAGCTTTTTCCATTGCTGACACGCCACACGCTTCGCAGCGCCCTTTTGCCCTGGCAAGTACGTCGTAGCGAAGGCTGCCTGGAATATAACCACTCCCTTTTCTCCGGTGGTTCCAAGGGTCAGGGCGGCCCTCGAGATACTCCTGAAGCTTTTGCGTGCAAAGGTCTATCAGCTCAGCTCTTTCCTCTGGCGTAACTCCTCGATACAACTCCGCAAATTCGTATTTCTGACCAGTTTTTATTATCACCCCGTTGTTAGCCAGAACGCGACCCGGCATTTGCGCGGTCACTTTTCATAATACTCAATCTGACTTTGATCCTCGGCCAAGAAAGCTTGGGCCGCCTCCCTCCGAGTGATCTGATCACCGTTCAAAAGAATCTGACGAATCATAACCGGCTGGTAGATGTGGCTCATCCGCATCCGGTTGCTTAAATACTCTTTGAGTGACTCATAGGCTGATGTCATGGAATGCCCCCTATAGAAAGGATAATGGGGGTATTCCGTTCCATTCTAGATCTCAAGTCAAGCGGTTGAACTGGATATGTCTCTCTCCGCCGCCACTTCCTCAAAACTCTTCCCGCCAGCCCCATCCAAGTAGGCAATCTTGCCGGTAGCCTGGATGAAGCGCTTCACCGCCACGTCCACGTAGACCGGTGAAATCTCCATGGCGAACACCCGCCGCCCTGTCATCTCACCAGCCATGATCTGGGAGCCGGAGCCGCTGAAGGGTTCGTAGCACAGGCCGCCCCGTTCCACATGCTGGCGCATGGGGATGGCAAAGCAGTCCAGGGGTTTCGGTGTGGGGTGATCGGGGCGCTCTTCACCGGAGAGTCCACGAATGTCCCAGACAGTAGAGAGGAATTCCGCGCCATCGATCTTCGGCGGCATGTTGCCCTTGATCCAGCCCATCAGGCAGGGCTCGTGTTTCCACAGATACTTCGAGCGTGTGAGGACACCTTTCTCCTTGTTCCAGATGATCTGCTGGTGCTGAAACGCGCCCATCTTCTCCCACACCGCTTCCAGCATCGCCTGGCGCTTGGATGCGTGCCAGCAGTACCAAGCGGCGTTGGGCTCGATGGCATGCTCAATGGCGGCTTTGATGAAGCCCTCGTAGAGCTCTGGGCCCTGGGAGGAGTCGTCCCAGGTCACGCCATAGCTGGCTGACCAATCCTTGTTGCCGTCCGTGCCGCTGGTCTCTCCTTTGGCGACCTTGGCTTTGCGCGCACTGTTCTGCGGGTGGTTGGTCCCATCGTAGTCGACCAAGTAGGGCGGATCGGTGGCAAAGAGAATCGCACGCTCGCCGTTCATCAACCGAATCACATCATCGTCGTTGAGGCTGCTGCCACACAGAAGGCGATGGTCGCCGAGAATCCACATGTCGCCAGGACGAGTGACCGGATTGGCAGGCGGCTCGGGGATGACATCGTTTTGGGCTACGGCGCCACCGCCGCCATCAGCGTCGTCCTCCAGGCTCTCCAGCAGATCTGAAAGCTGCTCCTCGGAAAAGCCGATGATGTCGATGTCATAATCGGCGTCCTGAAGCTCGTTCAACTCCAAGCTCAACAGTTCGTTGTCCCACTCCGCCCAGTTGGCGGATTGATTGGCAAGCAGCCGGAACGCCTTGATCTGCGTCTCGCTCAGGTCATCGGCCAGCGCCACCGGCACCGACTCCAGTCCCAGCCGCTTGGCGGCCTTCAGACGGAGGTGGCCATCGACCACCTGGCCATCGCTACGGGCCACCACCGGAATTCGGAAGCCGAACTCCTGAATCGCCGCGCACATGCGATCCACCACGTCATCGTTGCGCCTTGGATTCCGGGCATAGGGGATCAACCGCTCCAGAGGCCACTGCTCCAGCGTCAAATCAGCAATCTGCATTGTCCATCATTCCAGAGAGAGTTTGGCTTCGGAGAGCTCTTCCAAATGTTCGCGCACGTATTGCTCCAGGCAGATGTGCATGGTGTGGTCGTCGACGCCCAGTTCCGCCGCCATACGCGAGGAGACCCGCGCTGGCCAGTTCTGCCAGGAGTCACGAACCTCTCTGGCCCGGTGATACACCCGCGCCAGGGTCTGCTCCCGATCGATCAGGGAGCCCTTCTTCTCTTCAAGTTCGATCTTGCGCAACTGCGCGCGCAGCACCATGTCCGCCGTCTTGGCCTGCATGAAGGTCATGCCGCCAGCGCCAGCACTCTGTCCGCTCTGCTGCAATGTCTCACGGACGCTGTTCACCGCCGCTGTCGGCGTCGGCTTCATGCCCTTGGGGTGGGCGCTACGCTGATTGACGTCGTCGGTGTTGGCCGACCAGTTGGCCAGCACGGTGTCCAGATCCCACGAACCATCCGGTTCGCGGTGAATGCGACCCGCCTTTTCGGCCTTGCGCACCGCTGTCTCTGACACGCCCAGATGCTTGGCCAGACGCCGATTGCTGGGGACTTTCATGAGATCTCATTCACCGCGAACGCGAACCCGCGAACCAATAAAACGCCTCTGTCGCTAGCGAGCTCTCGGGCCATTGCGCGCGGCATCAGTTTTCGGCGAAAAAGGAACCACTTTTCAAACGCTTACAAACCACACCCCAGGCCAGAGAATATTTTTCGGATTCATATGGTTACCGAGTTTCGGTTTTGAACTGAAGGTCTACGGCTTATTGATCAACGGCACTGCCATGAACGCCGCGATGAGCGCCAGCAGCGCCAGGATCTGACGGAAGAGTTTGTAGCCACCCACGAGGCGTTGCTCAGCAGCGTCCAAACGATCAAGGGTTGCTTCCATGCGGTCAAACTTCTGCTGACCGATAGCAAGGCGTTGGTTGATGTGCTTGAGCTCGTTGGCCAGGGTGGCCATCTCCGCCGAGTACGGGCACTCTTTCTCGCAGTTGCTCATTTTGCCCTCCCGGTGTGCTTCTCCCAGGTCCGCAGACCCGCCAAGCCCAGCATCGCCACCACCAACTCCTGCATGAAGTTCAGCGGCAGTTGCGGTCCGGGCTGCCCCGTCACCCACTGGATGATGGGGTTGATCACGTAGGCGAAGGAGAGTCCAACGCCGCACACCCAGCCCAGAAACGGGCGCCAGCCCGCCACGAAGGTGGAACGGTGCGCCGCCTCGATCTTATTCAACTCGACCTGAAGCGCCGCCGGTTGCTGGGCTAGACGGGTCAACAACGCCTGCTTGTCCAAGCGCTCCTCGTCGGAGGTGAACAGGCCATCCAGGGCCTTGCCCACCGCCTCAATGGGCTGCGCCGCCGCGCCGCCAATGATCTTCTCCAGGATGCCCATCAGAGCACGCCCGTGATGAACAGCGGCATGATGGCGGCAAACGCGATAAACAGCGAGCCGAACAACCCGACGATGATGTCCGCCCATTTGGGGTCGTTCATTTCGGGTAGCTCCAGATGGTCGGGCGCGGTTGGTTGGTTGCGCGGGGCAGCGCGTCGAGGTGGATGAAGCGGGTGTGATGCGAGCCGTGTTGTTTGATTCCAACGCCGGTCATACCCGCCGCCTTGGCCAAGGCGATGAGGTCGTAGGCGTCTTGGCCGCTCACCAACACATCTACCGCCGCGCCAGACGCATGCGGACCGTTGAGCCCGGTGACGGAAATGGCGGCGTTATGCTCTGGGCAGCGATAGCCGGAGGTGACCGGCAGCGGTTTGCCGAAGGCGATGCGCAGGTCCTCAAGCATCGCCATGAAACCGACATCCATCTCCATACGGCCGCAACCGCAGTGGCAGGTCAACTCGGCGTTGGTGAAGTGGAGCCAAGGAGTGTCGGACATTGGATTCACCCAAAAAAATAGCCCGCCCCAGATTGATCCGGAGCGGGCTTTGAAACGGTACTTCTGCCTTTGTTGCCGTTTACGTCAGCAATCAGGGCGCCAGCACTCTCACCTGCATGCGCCAAAAAAAACGGCGGCCAAGCGCCTTCACGCTACGACCGCCGATCTTAGCCAGAATCTTAGCAAATCCTGGGGGAAGTGTCGCGCACTAAGATGTCGCGACGTTTTACTTCACAAACGGGTTGGCGTTGCCCTGAATTTTCTCAATCCGACGATTGCGTTCACGCTCCCAATCGTCAACAGGGTCTTGCGACATCCAGACCTGAAACAGCCGACGCTGCTTTTTGCTGATTGGCAGCCCGTAGGTGGCGTTCATGTAGAAATACGCTCGAGCCACATCTCCTTGGACTTCAGGGCGCGGCTCAACGCGGTCGGTGTCCCAGTCGATTTCAAAGTCACAGGCGCCATAAACGCGGGGTTCACCGGCGACCATTCCGAAGCTGCGATTGCTGCGATCACCGTTGAGTTCGCCCACAGCGGGAACGAGATTGTGAAGGTCTGACTCCATCGCTTCAAACACAGGATCAATCTTGGCGCAGCAACGACGGCCCTTGTAGAGCTTTCCTTTCTTGGTCTCGCAGAGTTTCTCCCGCCAGCAGGGACGAGTGTGCCCGAAAGCGTGGGCGGGAACGATATGCTCCCATTCAATCCGACCTCCGCGCTTTGCGTTCTTGCGGGGCTCATAACCGCATTGGCCTGGCCTCACGTTCTTGTGCTTGTCGTAACCGCACCCGCAGTAGAATGTCTCGCGATGGCCTTTGTAGACCTTGGGAAGGAGCCGTTTGGCTTGGCTGAACGACTTGATGTGGTGAGGAATAGTCACGTCCTGCGCAGAGATCGCGAGTGACGGCGCCAGCATCAGCATCAGGGCAAGAAATATAAAACGCATCCTGATCTCCCGAGTGGGGCAGCGGGGGCATAAACGCCCCCACGCCAAGTCCATCATTTCCTACGCGGCGGACCGCCGCCACGAGGGATCTTCCAGTTTCGTCGCGATTTTCAGAATCGCTACGCTCCAATACCGCCACGCCGTCGAGCGGTGCTCTCCGCGCTTAGCGCAGATGATCTTCCAATTCACCCGACAGGCGCGCGCCCACACCAGTTTGGCGGCGTCAGGCTCCAGCCACCTCAGCCACTCGAAGCATTCGTCCATGCGATCAATGGCGTCTGGAGACGGCGGTCCAAGCCGGGTCTTGGCCTTGCTCCAGCCATAGGCGTCCCAGTAGTCATGCAGCACCTCTGGCCAAGAGGCGCGTAAGCCCATGGGACCGGTTTCTGGCAAACGCCGAAGCGTTTTGGCCGCTTCTTCCAGTCTGTCGATCACCTGCTTAGGCGTCCAGTGTTCACGATCAGACATGGCACACCTCCTGACGTGCACGCCCGTAGAGCTTCTCGCCAAGCTGTTTCACCAACTCCCGCTCGGGCCAAGTCAGGCGCGGGTCAGCGGCGTTGACCACCAGAATGCCGTGAGCCTTCCAGCCATAGGCTTTTGTCCCCTCGGCGTTGATGGTGCGTGGCTGCATCGGCCCGAGAGAGCTTGATGGAGACTTCGGCCCACCGATCATGACGCCACCTCCTGGGCGATGGCCCAATGCAACAGCGCCAGAGCATCGGCCTCGTTATCATCCGCCGGGGTATGCCCCAGCCGCTTCATGGCGTGGATCACCTGTGCCTTGGAGGCATTGCCCTTGCCCGTGGCGTGTTTTTTATCGTCCCCACCGGCACGCCCTGGTAGGGCACGCCGTTGGCCTCCGCCCAAGCGGTGAGGTGCGCCAGGAAGCCGCCGTAGACATGCCCGGCTGTGGTCCCGATGTGCCGACGCACCTCCTCGAACGCCACGCGCCCGACGCCGACAGCGCCATGGATCTCATCCAGCCACGCTTTGAAGCGCAGCCACTGCATGCCGCCTCCCTCAAACCGGCCCGGCTTGAACGACACTGTGCCGCTGGTGATGGTCCCATCCGGCTGACGCACCGCCCAGCCCATTTGTGAGCCGAGGTCTAATGCCAAAACCGCGTTGTTCCCATCCGGCCCCTGTTGGGGCAAACTCTGAACAGCCATTTCATTCCTCCTGTGGATTGATTTGGTCAGGGTGGTGGCCGGACCCGCCAAGATCTCAGGCCACCACCCGCGCCCCCATTTCCGGAGCCCGGAATTGAATCCCGATGATACCGGTATGGGGGTGGGGATTGGTTCCCACCCCATACCTACCCGTAGGGTAGTAAAAAAGCGGGAACGCAATTTGTCTGTAAATTCAGCATGTTGCAAAACCGGGAACGCACCGGGAACGCAAATGTTGCAAACGCTGTTTTTCACCTTTATTTCATAGACATAACCCCTATTTTACAAAATGGGAATGTGCTGGGAACGCCACGTTCCCACCCCGTTCCCACCTCTACCGGGAACGACTATTCCTCTTACAACCATCCCTCAATTTGACTCTGATTTACTCCCCTTCATTTAGGACGGATCCTAGTTGGAATTGGCCAACTCCGAGAGCGAATTCCCCCTGTGGAACATCCAGCCACTTTTTGATGGTGCTGCCTTCGGCCATGCACAAGACCAAGCGCCCTGTGGTCAATAACGCATCGACCATTGAGACGATCTTGTTTCGCGAAACGCCCAAAAGCTCAGCAGGCAGCTCTGAACGACGCTCATGAAGCCCATTGCCCCCTGTTTTTGTGAATGGCTGACCATTGGCAGCCGCCTTCTCTATGGTTTGCTCCAGAATCTGCAGTAAATCGCCAAAGTCCTTCCCGCCCATGGCAAGCTCCATGGTCTTTTCACCCAGCAAGCCTGTTGAAGCATCACGGACATAGGTCCGTATACTCTTGTCCGTTGGCCAGTTGCTCTTGACTACAGCGCCCTTGAAAACCTTCTCGCGGATATAGCGTTCGTTGAGTTTTTCACAGACCTTCTCCGCCTCATCCGAGTCCGCCTCCCACAGCGCGTAGGACCAGCGCCCACCATCAACGAGAGCCGTGGTGCCGCGTATCGCCTCGCGCGCCTCTGCGGCGGTGTGAATGGGCTTCATGCCGACTTTACGGAAGTGGTGCGCAACCAACGTCGTCGCGCCGGTTTCGGCGGCTATGCGGCCAAGCCTGGCAAAGAACATGGCTCCGGCGGCCGGGTCGCTGTTGACGTCGCCTCCCGCAAAGCTCTGTAGCGGATCAATCACCACCAGGCGCAGATCCGGGATCTCCAATAGTTCGGCGCGCATCTCCTCATAGGCATCGGTGAGCACAGGACCTTCGCGGCCCATGGCGACCAGCGGAATGGCGCCGCCCGCGTTGGGCAGTGGCACTACGATCAAACGGCTTGGGTCTGGCAGGGCGCCGACCAAACCGGCCAGACGACGGTGCACCTCATCGGCGTCATCCTCAGCGGTGAACATCACCGCCGTACCCGCCACTGACACCAGGGGACCGCCTAGCGCCTCCATAGGCATCGGCGAGCCCGACTCGACCTGGGCCACCTTGGCGCACAAATCCATGAGCAGCATGCTCTTACCCGCGCCGCCGATGGCGGCGACCATGCCTGGAACGCCAAGAGGCAACACACCATCAATCAGCCACTTCCGTTCTGGCGCTGGGCCCTGGTAGCGATCAAAGGTCCAATCGCTCAGACGAATACGGCGTCTTGGCCCATTAGGAGCAGCGCGCGGCGCATCTCGGAGGAATGTCTGGATGTCCATTCCCTCGGCCACCGCGTCGGCGGCGTCCCATTTCTCTGGCTTCTCCGCAGGCGGAATCAGAATCGCGATGGACTTTGCGCCAGCGGCTTTCATCGCCTTCGACGCCGACTGCCCATACTCCCAGCCGGGCTTGTCTCGATCCGGCCAGATGATGAGGCGTTTGCCGCGTAGTGGTGACCAGTCGGTTTTCTCAACCGGCGCGTTGGAGCCGTGCATGGAGGTGGTGGCCGTAATGCCGATATCGATGAGCGCCTGTGCCGTTTTTTCTCCCTCAACCAACACCACCTCATCCGCCTGGGCGATGCCGGGCAGGTTGTAGAGAGGGCGCTGGATTGTCGGGGCCTGCCACTTGCCCGTGCGTACATCCAAAGGCCGGAACTGCTTACGCCGGTTTGGCGGATCGTAGCGGTAGACGCACACCAGCAACTTGCCATCGGCGTCGAAGTAGTCCCACTTGCCGGTGTGCGGGCCCAGATCATCCATGGGCGGCTCGCGGCGCTGGGATGGCGCGGAAGAGGTGGTGACGCGCATCGGATCGCCCAGCCAGGCGCGCACCTCGTTCATTACATCGCCAAACCGGGTAACAGGATCGATTCCTCGCGAGCGCGCCCACAGATCCAGAATGTCGCCGCCTTTGCCTTCGGCATGGTCATACCAGACGCCCGCTTTCTCGCCGGAGAGCTCCACCTTCATGCTCTCGCCAGGGGCACCCGCCACATCGCCTATATGGAATTGGCCGTGACGAACCTTCCCAGCAGGCATGAGATAGCGCAGCGCCTCTTCAACTCGGCCCAACAGCCGAGTTTTGATCTCCTCCTTCTCCTGACCTCGATCGGTGATGCCGGGCAGCTCCGACTGCGGTCCGGCATCGTTGAAGTCCAGGTATGGATGCGAGCCAATCATCCCTCCAGCCCCCAGCAGCGATCGGCATAGCTGCACATGCGGCACTGGAAGTGTGACTGCTCGCGCGTGATGCGCGGTAACAACTCATGCGCCTCCGTGGCCTTGAGAATCCGCACCGCCTTGTCCGACATCTTCTGCGCCAGCGCAGAATCAAACGAGACCAACTCGTGATGGATCTCCGAGGTGTCCTTGTTGATGGCGGTGAACAGAGCCGGGTTCTGCGAGATCCCTTCGATCTCCGGCTCCATGTAGGCTTGATAGATCGCGATCTGGGCCGCGTAAATGGGCTTGGAGAGCGCAACCCCGCGCTTGACGGTATCTTTCCACGATTTGTCGTTGAGGGATTTGCACTCCCACAAAGCCGGGTAGGTCATGTCGACGCTCTTCGGCCCGGAGACAAGAATGCCGTCCACATGGCCCTGGATACGTCCGCCTGCGGCCTCGAAACCAAATTGCTCGCCGTTGGGGCGATTGCCCTTGGTGGTGAACAGTTCAAAGCCCGCCATGCGCAACCAGTTGATGGCCATATCCTCAAACAGGTGACCGGCGGCGAAGATGCGCAGTAGCTGACCATCAAAGTCCTTGCCCGGATCTTTGGGCGCATGGGCGTATTCAAACTGGAGCGCGCGCTCACACTCCACGCCGAGGCGAGAGGCTCCCAAGTAGGAACGCGGCGTCTGTTGCCGGTTCTCCTCCTCCAGAGCCACATCGATCAGGTGGTTGATGGCGGGGGCAATGCCTCCGGCTTGGTGATTGAAATCCATCATGGTCACCCCCCCAGCATGGATTGACGGCACTCCCGCAAAATCTCCACGGGGTAGCTATTGACCGAGCCCCACCGCTCATCCGGGACTTGCCCCATACGGATTGAGAGTTTGCGACACATGTCCGAGGCCTTGCTTCCCAGCCGTTTGGCAAAAGAGAGCGGAGCCGGGATGCCCTCCCGACGACAGAAGGCCAGAGCGGTCATGTAGCCGGTATCTCCATCCATGTCATCCTGGCGCTGGGCAATCTGATCAAGCACGCGTTGCTGCTCCAACTGTGCCGATTCAAGGCGTTGAACACGCTCTTCGTGCTCCACCAGTAGTTGCACCGAGCGCAGCAGCTCATGCGCCTTTGATTTCGGCGGCGGCAGTTGGAAGTAGCGATTGACCAGCGCGCGTTGGACCTGCCAGGCCAGATCGTCGGTGAAGGATTTCACCAACATCAGGTAGCCGGTCTCTGAAAGCAGGATCATGCCTCGCGGCGGGATCTCCAACGCCATCGGACGAAATTCGTCTTTTTGCGCAAAATCAATGCGATGGAAGTCTTCGCCTTCGACAAACCGATTTCGGTTGCTTTTGAAGTTCCGCGATGCCGTTCCAGCCGGACGCTGGTGCGCCAGATCCACCATGGCGAGGGTGATGACGCGCGTGCCTCGATATTCGATCACTGGCAGAGATGTCGCGCCAATCTCGACCATTTGGCTTTCCATTTTTCTTTCCATATCGGGTCTCCTTGGATCAGAACGGAATCTCTTTACTGTGCGGCCGCGCATTGGCCATGAATTCCTGGTAGGCGGTGATCACCACCTCCACCAACGTCATCACCTCCTGTTTGCTGTAGTCCGCCAAAGGTCGATGCATGCCAATGTTGCCCACGTATTCGCCCAGCATGGGCAGCGTGGCGGCCATAGCCGTTTTCTCCAATTCGGTGGCGTCCACCATGTCTGTCGCCTCCAGTATGAAATCCGCAGGCGTTGCCCTGACCGAGCCAAGCAGCCAGATCAGGACATGCCCGGGATGCTGTTTCAGAATTTTCCCAAACACGGCGCGCTCCTTCCGGCCCAGTGCCGAGAGGCTGATGCGCTGCGTGCGCAACCCAGGTGGCAGGGAGATCCATCCCCATGCCTGGTCATGCCAGTTGCTGCGCCTGCGCGTCCACGCCGTTGCCATGTCACGCCGCCTCTGCCAATGAGCGTCGATCCGCCTCCAGAATCAGCGTCCGAATGGCGGTCTTGTTAAAGCGGAAGGTCAGCAACGCCGACGCCTGATACCGCGTCAGCCCCATATCCATCTGCATTTGCGGCGGCAGGTATTTGAGCTGCTTGTCCGTAGGCGGCTGACTCAGCCAGGATTTGGTCTTGTGCGCCGATTCGTCGGTCTCGTTTTCATTGAGCCAATCATCGGCAGCTGCCAAGCACACCGTGCGCTCGCCGATAGAGAGCAGCCGCACCGGCTGCCCTTTGGCTCCGCCGACGGCGTGCCAGTTGCCGTTGAGGAAGAAGATCCCGCTCCAGGCGGTAAAGCCATTGGCCATCAGCGCAGCGTCATCGCCGAACAGATCCACCCAGCGGAAACTGGAGCGTTTGAGCAGGTCCACCTCCGACATGATGAAGTCGGTAATCGCCTCCGGACCCTCTCCAGCATCCAGCTGTGGCTCCCAGTAGTAGCCGCACAACGGACACTCTCGGACCGCCAGCGGCACAATGGCCTGACACTCCGGGCACTCCTTGGTGGGCGCTTGCCCCTGGATCTCCTTGCCATCGAGATTGACGTCCTGCTCCAGGGAGCCATGCAGGATGGAGGAGATGCCGAAATCCAACACGATGCAGTCGGTCTTGAGCACCCCCGGGTGCTCGTTGGGGTCAATGGTGCGTAGACCACGCCCCACCATCTGGATCATGGTCGATTTGTAGGAGCTGGGGCGCAGCAACACGACGCAGGAGATGGGCGGAAAGTCATACCCCTCGGTGAGCACCGCCACGTTGACCACCACCTGAGCGGAGCCCTTTTCAAAGCGGGCCAAGGTCGCCTTTCGCTCGGCCGAGGGAAGCTCTCCGTGAATCAACACCGCCTCCACATCAGCGGCGTTGAAGGCGTCGGTGACATTCCGCGCATGATCCACGGTGGAGCAGAACACCACCGTCTTGCGATTTCCGGCGTTCTCCTTCCAGTGCTTGATCACGGCCTCGGTCACCGGGGCCTTGTTCATAATGCGATCCACCTCCAACATGTCGAAGTCGTCCACCGTCTTGCGGACGCTCTTGAGCGCCTCCTGTGCGCCGACATCGATGACGAAGGTGCGGGGTTTGACCAGATTGCCCGCCTGGATCAGCTCTCCCAGGCGGACCTGATCGGCAACATTGGAGAAGATGGGGCGCAGGCCCTTTTTATCCCCACGATTTGGCGTCGCAGTAACACCGTAAATGCGGCACGCCGAATTGCGCTCCAAGGCGGTATCGATGATGCGCCGATAGCTGGCCGCCGCCGCATGATGCGCTTCATCGATCACCAGCAGATCCAGACCCGGCATCGAATCCAGGTTCTTCTGCCGCGCCAGGGTCGGAACCATGGCAAAGGTGGCGCGTCCACGCCACGACTTGCCTCGGGCATCCACCACGGAGGTGGAGATGCCCGGATTGACTTTGGCGAACTTCAGCACGTTCTGACGGGTGAGTTCATCCCGATGCGCCAGAACACAGGCCTGATGGTCAGTGTCCTTCAGCATCCGGCCTACCACTGCGGAAAGCGCTATCGTCTTGCCAAATCCGGTACTGGCAACCGCAATGGTGTTGCCATGCTCGTGGAGAGCGGTCACTGACCGCTCCACGAACTGTTGTTGACGAGGTCTGAGCAACATCTCTCACCCCCTCACTGGGCCCAACTGGGCGTTTGAGTGGGAGGTTGCGCCGGTTGCTGTTGGGGCGCGGTGGACTGCTGTTGCGCAGCGGGCTGTTGCTGTGGCGCAGTCTGCTGCCAACCCTGATTGGCGGGAGGCGTCGCCGGAGCCGGGGCAACGCTGGCGTTGAACCCCTCATACTCCTTCCGATCCGGCGTAATGGCGAACTGGATGGTGTTTTTGTCTGAGCCGTCGCGCTGATCTTTCTCCACATCAATCTTGGCCAGGAATTCGATCCCATCCAGATCGGCAAATCCGTTGATGCGCCGCGCCTGCTGCGCGTTGGGCGAGTTGTCCTTGTCCTTCAAGCCACGGCTTGAGTTGAGAATGGCGCGCACGAAGGAGCGACCCATGTTGCCCCATTCCGGCCCTTTGGGGCTGAACAGGCCGATGCGGCTCCACACCTTGCGTTTGGCGTACTGACCAGCGGTAATGACGAACTCGCAGTTCAGATACACCGCGCCGGTTTCCGGATTCTGCTTCGCGTAGCCGCCGGTCCATCCCCGGTTGGGATCGTCATAACCGCCGGGTTTGACGGTCATGCGCACCGGCGCGATGGTCCCACGGGGGATCAGGTCAAAACTCTGCTGACTCTCAGCATCGTTGAAGTCGGTCCAATTGCCGTTCATGATGATCGTGCTCCTTATTGCTGTTGCAGGCTATCGGGGGCCCCGGCGGCGGGGGCGGCTTCGGTCACTTTCTCAGGGCGTTCGAAGCTCAGCCTTTCCGCCGCCGGTTTCACCGGCTGGTGAATTTTTTCCATGAGGCGACCCAGATGGGGCTCCTCGATCATTTCGAGTCGTCCGCTGCGATCCTTGGCGGGATACCCCCAGGGATTGAGCGTGTGGCAGATGAAGGCGCGATAGGACGGTCCCTCCTCCGGGCGGATCTCCGTCATGGTGATCACCTGGTCGACGATGCCGGGAAGCTCCAGCCCGGTTTTGGCCCCCTCGATCTGTGGGGCAAAGTAGCGACGGCTGAAGTCGTCGGTCTTCTCATCAAGGATGCCGACAAACCAGACATTCTTGCCCCGGGTGTGCTGCAGATGGGTAATCCAGGCGATCATCTCCTGACCGTGCAGACCGTAGGCGCCGCGAATGTCGGGTTTGCCGCTCTTCTCCGAAAATGCCTGTGGCTGACCTTTGCACCACTGAAAGCAGAGACGCCCGGCCACGGTAATGCTGTCGACGAAGATGGTGCGGTACTTGGCGAGCAAACTGGGATCGCCGAACTTCTGCACCACCGCATCGTAGTGCGCTTGGCTGTAGTACTGGTCATCGCGCAGCGCCGGATTGGGGCCGCCGATGAACACCGCGAAATCTCGACATTCGTCCCAGGTGCGGGGCCGGATGGTGTCTCCGGGCCATCCCTCCACCGCCAGATCGCCAGCCTCCAGATCAAAGAACAGGGTGGTGGCCGCACCGACGGTGTGGAGCAACGAGGTCTTGCCGATACCGGATTTGCCGAAGATCACGCCCTTGTCGCTCCTCGGCTCCGCCATGCGCGCATCGGCGCTGATAATGGGTAAGCCGCTCATTGCCGCCCCTCCAGGCTCGGGTTGGTCAAACGAATTTCATTTTCTAATCGACGTTTGATTCTGCTCAGCTCAAGGTGGGCGCTACCCAACTCCGCTGGTTCAATCTCCCATGCCAAGGCCTGTCCGATGGGCAGCGACTCAATGGCGTCCATCACCGCTTGGACCTTGTTATGAAACTCAAAGGCATCCATTTCACTTCCCTTCCATGTCAAAAGGTTGTTCACCCGCCACATGACAGCGTGGCGCGCATTGCTCTAGACTCAGCTGAAGCCGATGCACGATCTCCGCGTTCATACTGCGGTTCTGCGCGCGCGCCGCGCGTTTGATCTGCTCTTTCATGCCAGTAGGGAATGAGAGCGTGTAGCGCTCCTGATCGCTGGGATAATCCCTTCGGCGCGTTATCGTGCTGCTCATCACGCCGCCTCCTGGCTCTCAGCCGACACGGTCAGCTTGAAGGTGGGTTTGCCCGGCTTAACGGTGCGCGCACCCTCGAACGCGCTGCGGATCTGCGTCGGCCACGCCTTGAACTTGCTCTCGGGCACTTTGAAGGCAACGTCCAGATATTCATGCGGATTTTCGCCCGCCTTGGCGATGCGCTGAAACAGGTCCGCCAGCCGTTTCTGATCCCAGTGGGGGCGCTTGGGCAGATCGGCAACCACCTGCACGTTGCCATCATTAAGACGCACCGTGCCGAAGTCCTTACCGCTCTGCTGGCGCAGCTGTTTGATGAGGTCCCCGTATTTGCGGGCGATGGCGCCATCGAGAAACTCCTTGGCGCTTTTGGCGCGCTCCAGAGCAGCGTTGGCTTGTTGCTGAAGGTCCGCCAGGGCGGCGCCGTCCAGATTGGCGACGTCACCGAGGGGCATGGTGTGCAGTTGCTTGAGGGTGATGGTGTCGTTCATGATCACTGACTCCGTTGCATCAGGTTGTTGTCGGCGCTGCTCATCGCCACTTCGACGATGGCGAGCGTTTTACGCAGACGGTCGTGTATGGGTTGAAGGTCCGCGACGTGGAGCATCGCGTGTATGGGTTTGATGGCGCTCTCCAATTCGCCAAGCAGGGTGAACAGAGTTTCCCTGGGCAGCATCGGCGCATGCTCATGCACAGTGACCGGCTCCGCATCAATCACCACCTCAGCGCGGGCGGTTTGCGCACTGGCTTGATTGCGCAGGTCGTTGCACTCGCGGCGCACATCCTGGAGTTCACGGGTCAACTCCGCGTTGCGGTTTGACCGGTTTTTCAGATCGAGCTTCAAGGTGGCGACTTCGGCTTTGAAATCTTCCTGCTTTTTCCGGCTCTGCTGTTTGAGTTCACGGATCTCCTCTTTCCACTTCTTCACATCCGCATTGGAAACCGAATCGCCTGCACTCGACTTCTCAACCGCTTTCTCGATGACCTCCTCTGGCGTTGAGGGGGCCGCGAGGAAGTAGAGAACTGAGGGTTTCAAATCCGTCAAATTGACGGATTTGGTTCCAAACCGCTCAGCAACCCGCATGAAACGAAGGGCGCTGCTTTCCGTCATCTCAAACTCAGCCTGGATCCAGGGGCCAAAGCTCCCGTGAGGGATCGCATCCTTCACACGCTGTAAATCCTGGCCAATGGCGATGATGTCCTCCGCCGTTCGGCGCATGCGCAAGCGGATCCGCTCCGCAGCTGGTTTGGCGATCTCGATCATCGGTTCGATCAAGCTGTCGTAGTTGAAGGGGGTGACAGCGCTCATTGTTCGGTCTCCTCGTCCAGTCCGTGGATTTGGGGGAAGGGCTCTTCAGCTGGATCCCAGTGTATGCAGCCGCGCTTTTTGCCCTGGGCAAAGAGGTTCCAGGCTTTGATGGTCATGGCGCGAACTTGAACTGAATTCAGCTTTTTGCTCGTCTGATTGACCAGAAGCGCTTCGCGCAGACGATAAACGGAATCCTGTTTGGTGATGTTTTCACCAGTGGTGAGTTTGTTGAAAAAATGGTCGGCTGCAGGCGTCTCTTTATCGCTATTCATCACGTACTGCGTGCGGCGAAAGAGGAAGTGCAACACCGCGCCGTTGGCCACGTTGATGAACCGGCGAGCCTTATTGCCGAATTGGATGCTCTCTCGCAGCTTGGGGTGTTCTTGAAGCAGATTCTCCAAGGTCTCCTGGTCAGGGGAAAACTTGGGCCCATCCTTGTGGAATTGCTCAGTGCTCCACATGTACAGAAGCCGAAGAGCCGCCCCGAGATTGACGTAGTGTTTTTCACCGTTGATGTTGAGGTGGTCCGCTGTAGTGCGCTTGGAGCCCTGGTCATAAGTGCGCATGACCCCGTTGTCGACGCCGAACACCACGATGGCGGCAGCGGCGATACCGCTCTTTTCGATGGCGTGCAGGCGGTGCTGACCATCAAGCAATTCCCCATGTTTGGAGAAGCAGATGGATTCACCATTCAGCCGCCAGTGGTTGTTCTCCAACACCGAGACCAATTCATGGAGATGGCGTTTTTTAAGGCTACGGTTCTTGACGTTCCGCTCAAGCCATTGCTGAGCCAGCGCGGGGGTGATGTGCATCACGCAGGCGGAGATGGCGTCGGGCCAGAAATCGATCCCCGGCGCGGTCCCCTCATCACAGGTGAGCGGGTCGATCTCTTCGAGCTTGTAGAAGAGCTTGTAGACCGAAAGGTCATCCTGATGAGCGTTTGTGGTTTGTGGGGCGCTGTTCATGTTCTTCCTCCTGATTGAAGATCCTGGAAATGCCGCGCGCCAGACCCGCCAGGAATCGGGCTTTTCGGGTACGTTTCCCTAGACGCGCGGTTCGGGTCCGCCCTGCCGTCGATTTCAATCAACAGCGCGGCGGGTTTTGCTGAACTCTCTCTGGCTAACTACAACTTTCCTTGCATCACTCATCATCACTGATAGAACTCCTGGGCTGATTCAGGCCGCAGGAATCCCGTCCGAGCGCATAGCCCTCGGTGAGACGTTCTGGTTAAATGGGGTTGATCAGTGCGTCACATAGCGCGATTCGATAAACTTCTCCACGTCGGCCGTGCGGTACATCACCTTCCGCCCCACCTTCACATAAGGTAGTGCGTAGCGTTTGGTGTGTCGCCAGTTACCCAGGGTCGTGGCCTCTACCCCCAGGATCCTTGCCGCCTCTTGAGGCGTGATCAATTTAGGGTTGTCCACGGTTTGTTGATTGCGTTTCATCAGCGCCCCTTTCTGCGTTGGCGTTGCTGTTGAAATTAACCGTACACGATCATTTATTTTAACTAAATACGGAATCTCGCGAGATTCCCAAAAGTAGGGTGTGAGATTCCCTTGTGCCTACAATCGAATCTGCAACCACCTGCTTCTAAATGGTTTTTTTGATTGCTCTGTAAACATAAAATCCGAAAAAAATGCAAAAAGGGAATCTCACACCCCCTCTGAGATTCCCTTGAGCGTACAACGTTTACATTGCAGGATGTTTATTTCCTATTTGTTTCCATAATGTTAATTCACGTTCCGCAATGCGGAATTTTGGCCTCGGGGAAAAAGGGAATCTCACTTTTTTAGGTGAGATTCCCTCTCATCTAGACAGTTTGGAGCGTCATTGATCCTCTACCTGTGCGAAAAGCCCTCACAGGGGCGTGATATCGGGCGCGTTCTCGGCGCCACCGCGCGTCGTGAAGGATACGTCGAAGGCTCTGGCGTGCGCGTGACGTGGTGCATTGGCCATCTTCTAGAAATGACAGAGCCCGACCGCTACAAACCGGAATGGAAGCAGTGGCGACTCGATACGCTCCCCATGACGCCTGATGTCTGGAAGCTGGAGCTCACCAAGCGCGGCGGCAAGCAGTTCAAGGTCATCAAGGAGTTGCTGAAGGGAGCTTCGGAGGTGGTGCTAGCCACTGACGCCGACCGTGAGGGTGAAACCATTGGTCGCGAGGTGCTGGAGCGCTGTCGCTATCGTGGAAAGGTCTCCAGGCTGTGGCTTTCGGCTCTGGATGACGCCAGCATCCGCAAGGCGCTCTCCGCCCTCCGGCCAGGGCAACAGACAGAGCCGCTGTATCAGGCAGGCTTGGGGCGAGCGCGCGCCGATTGGTTGGTCGGTATGAATCTAACCCGCGCCTACACCATTATTGGCCGTCAGGGGGGATATGACGGCGTGCTGAGCGTGGGAAGGGTCCAGACACCTACATTGAAGCTCGTGGTGGATCGTGACCGGCAGATCGAGAATTTCAAGCCGGTGGACTACTTTGACGTCACCGCGCTGCACCGAGTCGCCAGCGGCGCGTTCAACGCGAAATGGATTCCACAAAAGCAGCATGCCGACGATGAAGGCCGTTGTCTGGATCGTGCTGTCGCCGAATCCGTCATTCAGAAGGTCCAGGGCCAGGTCGGGAAGGTCACCAAGGCAGAGACCAAGCGGGTTAAGGAACCCCCTCCTCTACCGCTTGAACTCTCCACACTCCAGCAGGAGGCCTCACGCCGTTGGAGCATGAGCGCCAAGAAGACACTGGAGGTCGCGCAGTCCCTGTACGAAAAGCGCAAGGCCGTCACCTACCCGCGCACCGATTGTCGCTTTCTGCCTACGGAGCAATTCAAGGATGCATCCAAAGTGCTACAGGCCATGGCGGCAAGCGACCCGTCAATTACGTCTTTGGTCCAAAACGCCAACCCCAAATTGCGCTCCAAAGCTTGGAACGACAAAAAGATCACCGCTCACCACGCCATCATCCCCACGGCCGCCAAGGTTAAGATTGAGAGCCTGAGCCGCGAGGAGTCGCTGCTCTACGATCTGATCCGGCGCCACTATCTGGCCCAGTTCTTCCCACCCTTTGAATACGACGCCACCATCATTGACACCTTGGTTTGTGAAGAAGCATTCCGCGCCACGGGACGGGTGGAGAAAGCGCCCGGCTGGAAACAGGCTCTGGGGCAACCGCAAAAAGAGGCGAAATCCACCGACAACGAGGACTTGCAGTCGCTGCCGTCTGTTCAGGTTGGTGAGGATGTTCGAATTGAGAAGGCGGAGTTGACCGCCAAGCAGACCAAGCCACCCAATCGCTACACAGAGGGCACGCTGATCCAGGCGATGAAATCGGTGGGCAAACTGGTTGAGGATCCGCGTTTACGCAAGATCCTGCGGGAGACCTCCGGCATCGGCACTGAAGCGACCCGGGCATCCATCATTGAGACGCTGCTTAAACGCCAGTTGCTCGCCAATGAGGGGAAGAAACACCTCATCAGTTCGCCAGCTGCTCGCGCATTGGTAGACGCCCTGCCCCACAGCGTGACGGATCCGGCCACCACGGCGGTGTGGGAGCAGACGCTTGATGACATCGCCAACGGCAGCAGCTCCTTAGACGAGTTTCTGGGGAAGTCCGAACTCTGGCTCAACAAACTGATCGGCAATGTCAAAAAACGCCAGGAGATGGGGATCAATCCCTTTCACAATCTGCCCGAGTTGGCGATCGCCACCAGATCCCGGCGTCTGTCGTCACGCCGGGCCGCTGGCGCGGGCGCGCGCAGAGGGTCGCGCAAGGCGAATGCTGCTATGGTGGACCCTTCGCGCGCTTGCACGCAGTGCGGTAGCGCCATGGTGCGCCGAAAGAGCAAACATGGCGAATTCTGGGGATGCTCTGCATATCCCAAATGCCGCCACACCATGCCCATTGCTTGACGCCTCACTGCCCCGGTTGGAACGGCGCCAGCCAATTGCGCAGCGTCTTGGCGGCATACCCCTTCCCTTCGCAGGCGATGTCGACAATCGCTGTCGATTTAATCATCTCTTTGCAGGGGATCTTAGGATTCTGCGCCCATAGCGTCCGGGCAACCGCCTCCGCGCGGTCACGGTGACGATTGGAAACGCCATGACGACCAGTATACGGTCTGTCCGCGTCCGAGGGGTGGGAAGGAAATTGCGTAGGAGAGATGTTGGGTTCTTCTGCTTCAATATGGTGACGTTTCTCGAACTGGCGGACTTCCTCACCGCTCAACCGTACATCCGCAGGCGTCATAGGCAACCCGGTCTCATCGTCGCCCTCAAGACCAGGAATATGAAAACGCTTGAGCTTCTGGCGATCCCCTTCCGGGGTGTCCGCCAATGACCGGATATCCGCTTTGCCGTAGGACCACAGCAGACCGACATCCTTCATATCCAGTGGCAGCAGACCGGTGCGGTACTGTTCTATAAATGGGTGGAAGGTCTTTCCACCATCTCCCAGCACCACGCTCTCTGACACCTCGACATGCGCATGCAGCACCCACACGCTCACCATCACTTGACCATCCATGGCGTAGGCCAGGACGTCCTGCTCCGAACATCCCCATCGCTCCGCCACTTCGGCAAGCGTGAAGAACTGTTTGGGCGGCAGAGGCATTCGGCATCATCCTTTCATCAAATCGAGTTGCGCGTTATGAGTGGACATGGGCATAGTTTATTGATGCACAGCCTAACACCATACCAATTAGTTTTCAAACACATATATATTTGCGTTCCACGCAACAATCTGCCATCCTCCGCACTATGAGCACATTCGCAACACGCCTGCGCGAAGCGCGCACCGCCCTTAAACTCTCGCAAATGGCTTTGGCCAAACGCGCCAGGGTCAGCCAGGGCTTAATCCACAAACTCGAGCATGAGGGCGACGGTTCCACCACCCGTCTCTTGCAGATCGCCGAGGCTCTCAATGTGCGCCCGGAATGGCTAGCCAATGGCGAGGAGCCGCGCCGCTGGGGCTCGCCCAAACTGATGGGCGCAGACGAAGCCCACCTCCCCAAAGGGGCGCCACAGAAAACAGAACCGACTGCGCACGGATATACCCTGATACCCCGCTTTTCTGTAGAGGCTAGCGCAGGGTCTGGGAATGAGATCCTTCAAGAGGAAGTGCTGGATAGACTGGCTTTTCAGACCGCATGGCTGGAAGAGAAAAATCTCGACCCGCGCTTTCTGGGTATCATTCAGGCCATGGGCGACAGCATGACGCCGACGCTTTGCGATGGCGACACACTATTGGTTTCCATGAATCAGCGCCAAGCAATGGACGGCAGAATCTTTGTGCTGCGCTCTTCCACCGGTCTCTTTGTTAAACGACTTCGAATCCTACCAGGCAAGACCCAACTGATCAGTGACAACGACAAATACCCGCCCTACGAGATAAGCGCTGATCAATCCGACCAGTGGGAGATCATTGGCCGCGTCATTTGGGTTGGACGCGAACTGCTGTAACCTACCTCAGAATACCTCTGGCAACTTTGTCATACCGCGCCCTCATCACAAACACACTTGTATTTGTTTGATTGTTCAGACGCGTGTTACGGTCGCTCTCAGCACACATTTCCAGGAGAGCGATCACAATGCCCACCGCCATCCACCCAGACCTGCTCAGCCCCGAAGAACGCCTCGACGAGATTGCCGAGATTCTCTCGGCGGGCGTGTGTCGCCTGCTGGAGAAACGCAACGCGCCCACCCTGCTGAAAACACGGCGGAATAGCCTGGACTGTGAGTTCGATACGAGCCTGTATGGTAACCAAGTATCCTTACAAAACCAAGGAGATGGTCCCCATGACGACTGAGGTATTGAGACGGGTGGCGGCGCTGCCGGAGAAGTCCACTGACGATTTAAAGAAGATGTGGGTGGATCTGTTTCGGAATGAACCCCCGCCCTACAACCGCACGTTTCTGATCAAGCGCCTGGCCTATCGCATCCAGGAGTTGGCCTGGGGCGGCCTGTCGGCGGCCACGGTCAGCAAACTGGAGGCGCTGGCGGCGCAGGAGAAGACCATGGAGCGCGCGCCCAACCCGGTGCGTAACGACGGCCTGCCGGTTTCCGGCACGCGCCTGGTGCGCGAATGGAAGGGCGTGGAGCACCACTGCACCGTCCTCGATGACGGGTTCGAATATCAAGGACGCCGATTCAAGAGCCTCTCCGCCATCGCGCGGGATATCACCGGCACGCGCTGGAACGGAAAGCTCTTCTGGCTGGGAGCACGCAAATGACGAAAACCCGCTGCGCCATCTACACCCGCAAATCCACCGACGAAGGGCTGGACAAGGAGTTCAACTCACTTGATGCCCAGCGCGAAGCGTGCGAGGCCTACATCGCCAGTCAGAAATCCCAGGGCTGGATGCTCATTCATGACGACTATGACGACGGCGGCTACTCCGGCGGCGACATGGAGCGCCCGGGGTTACAGCGTCTGCTGAAGGACATTGAGAATGGACTGGTCGACTGTGTCGTCGTGTACAAAATCGACCGGCTTTCCCGCTCGCTTTCTGACTTTACCAAAATGGTCGACCTCTTCGACGCCCATCATGTCTCCTTCGTCTCCATCACCCAGAGCTTCAACACCGCCACATCCATGGGCAGGCTCACACTGAACATGCTCCTCTCCTTCGCCCAGTACGAACGCGAAATCACCGCCGAGCGCATCCGCGACAAGTTCGCCGCCAGTCGCAAAAAGGGCATGTGGATGGGCGGCAATCCGCCCTTGGGCTACGATGTGCGCGCCAGACGGCTGGAGATAAATCCTGATGAGGCGGCGCTGGTGCGCCTTATCTTCGACCGCTTTATCGAAATTGGCTCCTCCACCAAGCTCTGCAAAGAACTCACCGCCGCTGGCCACACCACCAAGTCCTGGACTGCGCAGACCGGGCGCTTCAATCCCGGCAAGCGGTTTGACAAAACCGCGCTCTACCGCATCCTGAACAACCGCGTCTACCTGGGCGAGGTGGTGTTCAAGACCGAAGTCTACCCCGGCGAGCATGAGGCCATCATCACCCCGCGGCAGTGGGAGCAGGTCCACGCCATCCTCGAGCAGAACAATCGGCGCGGCAAGCGGCCCATTCGCGCCGACAGCCCCTTCCCGCTCAAAGGCATCATGCAGTGTGGCCACTGCAACCGGGCCATGACCACCAGCCACACCCGCAAACAGGGCAAGCACTATCGCTACTACGTCTGCATGACCGCCACCAAACACAGCTACGGCGACTGCGACATTCGCAACATCTCCGCCGGGGAGATTGAGGCGCTCATTCTGGCCCACATTGAGCACCTGGTGCGCGCCCCCGAAGTGGTCGCCCGCGTCTGGCGGCAGACCAACGATGGCGCCGGTCCCGCCTACTCTGAAAACAGCATCGTCGAAGTCCTCAAAGCCATAGAGCCCATCTGGGCGGAGCTCTTCCCCGGAGAGCAGGGGCGACTCATTCAGCTGCTGGTGCGGCGCGTCACGCTGCGTGAAGACCAGCTTCAGATTCAGCTGCGCATTGAAGGCTTTGAGCAACTCATCGAGGAATTCCAGACCCAGGAGGCCGCATAATGCATCCCGACGCCACCACAGAGCTCTCAGACGACAGAAAGACGCTCACCATCACCATCCCCATCAATCTACGGCGCAAGGGGCTGCGCAAGCAGATCGTGGCCGCCAATGGTCAGGATCTCCCCCTCACCAAGCCACGCAAGGACGAGGCGCTGATCCGGGCTCTGGCGCGCGCTTTCTACTGGCGCAAACAGATTGAGTCGGGACAGTCCGCCAATGCTCGTGAATTGGCCGCAAAGGAGAAAATCGATCACGCCTACCTAAGTCGCATCATGCGCATTACCATGCTGGCTCCTGACATCGTAGAAGCCATTCTTGATGGGCGTCAACCAAGGCTCGTTTCCCTGGACCTGTTGATGGGAGGCTTTCCTGACGCTTGGCCAGATCAGCGAGAAGCACTCGGATTTCCAGACACTTAA